AATGAAAATGATTTATAAAAAAAAACTTACTTAAAATAATGGTAAATGTATATAATAATGGAAATAAAAGAAGAAAAAGAAAAAGATAAAGAAGAACTTATAAAACCAAAACCAAAGATAAATACAAAAGACGAATTAATTATAATCATTAAAGATTGGATTAAAATGGATAATGATATAACCAAATTAAAGGCTGAATTAAGAGACAAGAAACATAAACAAGAAGTGTTAACAAAATCACTTGCAAATGTAATGAAAACTAATTCTATTGATTCTTTTGATATTAAAGGAGGGGAATTGGTGTATAAACAAAAGAAAACGAACAAACCAATTTCTTGTAAATTTTTATTATCCCAATTAGAAGAATATTATAAAGAACAACCTGAATTAGCAAAAGAGATTACAAAAAAAGTATTAGATAATAGAGAAAAGGTGTTAAAAGATGAAATAAAAATAAAAAAAACTGAAAAATAAAATGATATAATAAAAATGATATAAATAAAATGATATAAATAAGAATATGGATTATATATATTCCCCTGAAACTCACGCAAAAAAAAATATATTATCCAATGAAATATTTAGTTCTAAACAAACATATAATTTTATATATATATTATGTTATCACGTAACTAACACAATAAAATATCCTTTTTTACAATTTATGCTTGAAAAAATACCATTTTGTAATAATTTCATAAAGGAACAATTTACATTACCTTTTGTTTTATTTGATAATCATACAAATCTTGAAAATATAGTGTTAAATAAAGTTAGAGAATCGTTAAAAAGTATTGGTTGTGAAAATCCAATAATAGGCGATGATATATATAAAGGCGTCATTTTAGATGATGAAAGTAAACCATATGCTTTGGTAAATATTACTGGGATAGATATTGAGGGGTTAAATTTATGGAGAAATTCATCACATTGGTTTGCATTACCAAGTGAAATTATAAATATAAAAAGTATTTGTAATATTGATATAGCAGAAGAGGTTACGGAATTATTTATAAATGCTCCTAATTTAGGAATATTAACAAATCCTGAAACATTAGAAACATATATATTGCCAGATGCGGTATATTCAGGAGGAGAAATGAAACAAGTAGAATTTAATTCTTTTTTTGGAAATAGTAAATCAAAAGAGTATGATTTAGCTGGTGAATATTATTATTTTTTCAAGTCATTTAAAGATGCAGTTAGATATGGAGGGTGGTCTAAATATGGAGGAACTAACAAAATAGATATGGAAAATAAGACACATACACATAATTCTGGTGGAAGATTGGTTACCGAAAATGAATATGGACGTTATATAAATGGAGGTATAAATAGATATGCCTTATTTATACAAGGTAATATGTACATAGAAACAAGTTCAATATTTGCATTAGATGATAATTCTATAGAATTAAAATATCCTGAACCTACTATAACAATATGTTATTCAGGAATTCACGAAATAAGACCAGATATTTTAGTAAAAAAGTATGAATATTTTGTATCATTATCTTTTCACACATTAAATAAAGTATTGTTAGATGATAAATATATAGAAACAAAAAATGATAAATATATGATATTATAAATACAATAAATATATAATTATTAATTTCTTAAATAATTATATAATGTCAGCCAGTACAATAATAACTACATTAGGGATATCATTATTATTAGTTTATGGAATTACAAGAATATTTGAATTTTATGGTATAGGAATAAATATATATGGTTCGTATATTGCATTTTATTTATTTATTTTAATAACATCTTTTGTGTTGCCAAGAAATTATCCCAAATTAAAAATGACGAGTTCAAGTTAGTAAATGAAAATTTAGACAACATTATTCAAAATAGATGAATTAATTGAATTAATTGAATTAGTAGTTGTAGTAGTATTAGTTGTATTATTCTTGTTAGATGTTGTATTTGTAACAAGTTTATTTTGATTAATTTGTTCTATTGTTTTGATTATAATTGAAGGTTCTATTTTGTCTCTAAGATTATCAATTATTTCACTTTCAAGTGCTTCTCGGTTATTAATATCATAAAATGTCCGTTTAAAACTTAAAATTGTGTCTATGTTTTGCTTTTCTTTACTTATTACTTGGTTTATTTTTTTATTTTTATTTTCTTCAGATGACCAAGGGTTTCTAGATAATTCGGTAGAAACAAGTGAGTCGCATATTTCTGGTTTAATAATTTTAGGAATTTCACTTTCTTCATCCATATATTTAAACTCAGTTTTAAATTGTTTTATTATTTTGTCTGGAATTACTGGACTAGTTTCCATTAAACGGTCAAATTCTTCTTTACAAAGTTTGATCATTTGTGCGACAGGGATGCGTTCATCAGGATGTTTTGTTAGTTCTATTTTAATATTTCTATAAAATTTATCCCAAGCAATACCAGAAACACGATGTGCCTCATTAAGTTGTGTTATTTTCAAAAACTGTTGAATAGTTGTGATAATACCAGCTAAAATATTAAATCCACCGACAATCATTGTAAAAAAATTACGATATTCAAGCGGAACTCTTTCTTGTGCAAAGTTGGCAGTTCCTGTTAGTGTAGAAATAATAATCACAGGAATAGTATACCATGTATTTAACGAACTATACATTGCGTTAGAACGAGAATGTAACCATCTATAACACATTGCTTTATCTGCCCATTCTACAAGTATTTGTTCATGTTCCAACGTCCATTCGGCATTAATGGAATTTAATGGAATTATCTGTTGAATTTGTTCATTAGGTACTGCCATAATAATACCAAATAATATTATTTTACAATAAATTATTATTATATTATATAAATCAATGGAAGTAAATTTAGAGCAATTAAAAAAAAATTTCATTACAATAAAAGATATTAGAAATAAGGTTACTACTATATTTCACATATTAGAGAATCATTTAAAAAAATTAAAAAATGTATATTCTGAGTTTATTACAAACAACAAACAAAATTTATTCGTATTTGGTCTTGATTCATTTCAATTCCAAAGTAAGTTAATAGATATAGAGTATGATGATATGAAACGATTATTTTTGGCAATTAACAATAGAATGTATTGTGAATATTATAAACTATACAAAATCATAGTAGATTATGTAAAAGAATATATACAAGATAAAAAAACACTGGAAATAGTTAAGGTAACAAAATTATTTCCTGTTTATAAAGATTTAGAACCATATAAACAATACGATTTTGAAATAACACAAGAAATACATGAAAATATAATATTATTACTATACGCAATTAATGAGTTTATTGTTAATAAAGAGAGTGAATTAGAAATTCATAAAAAAAAACAGGCGTCTGGGCTTAATATTAATAACTTTGTAACAACGTTTAATTATAATGTATTAATGATTAAAGAGAAGGGTCTATTATTTATTTCGTATATTGAATTTTTTCATACTTTACATACAAAATATTTGCAACGTTTTGTTATGAAAATGAATTTAATGTATAGTCAAGTAACCCATGATATACGGTTTGAAGATACGCCAAAAACTTCTAGTAGTAAAAAGAAAGAATTAATTGATAACTTTCAAAATGAACAAGTAAATAAATCATTAATAAAACAAATAAGAAGTTCATTTGATGACAGTGAAACAAACTCTAATGAAAATGGTTCACCAAATTCTTCTATAAACTCACAAAATGAAAATGAACTAACAATACATAAAGTTTATTCTAAAGACGCATACGCTTCTAGGATAGAAAATATAGAAAAAAATCCTATTAGTTTAAAAAAAATGTTTAGTAGGAATGTAAAAAAAATGGTTGGTGGAATTTTTAAAACAAAAAAAGATGAACTAAATAATAACACAATTACAACAAATGATATAATAAATAATGATATAATAAATAATGAATTATTGAATTGTAAACATATACAATCATCCAGAGATTCTTCTTTGTCAAATGACAATTCATCTCACAGTCAATTGATAAATAATGTTTATGAAGATGGTGTTGTAGTAGATGAATTAAATAAAGAATTAATTAATCCAATTACATCAGAAGATGAGGAAGAATTGAAAAATGCATTATCAACTGATTATATGTTTTTAGAAATAACTAACAAATGTAACGAAATAACAAATATAGAATTGAATATAGTTGACGATAACATCACAGATTTATCAATAGAAGAAGAAATTATAAAAGAAGAAGAAAAATTATTAGAAGAAAAAATTATAAAAGAAGAAGAAATTATAAAAGAAGAAGAAATTATAAAAGAAGAAGAAATTATAAAAGAAGAAGAAAAAATATTAGAAGAAGAAATTATAAAAGAAGAAGAAATTATAAAAGAAGAAGAAATTATAAAAGAAGAAGATAATACTTTATCAAAAATTACTAATGAAAACTTAGATATAGAAATAAATAAAGAACCGATTAAAGTTATTGAAAAAGAAGAACCAAAAAAAAGACACTATAAACCAAGAAAACAACACAAATAGAATGTTAAATCTTCGAGGGTGTGTAAAGCGCCTTTAAGTTGTTTTGCAATATATTATAAAAAGTAATTTAAAGCGCCTTTAAGTTGTTTTGCAATATATAAAAAAAATTGAAATAAAGATAATTTCACATTAAAATATATATAAAGAAACCAATATGGAACGCAGAATTAATAAAAAGATTGAAGATTATATTTCTGAAGTTAAAGATAACGTTAAACAAAAGGCCAGTGAACTTGGTTTAACAACAGATAATAGTTTAAGTCAATTGGTTCAATATATTTATGATTATGACCGATTGGTATTAACCAAAGATGATTTTATAAAACGCAAACGAGTAAAAAATGTAGTTCATTTATCAGACAGATGTTGCGCTAAACGAGCAAATGGAGAACAATGTACTAGAAGACGAAAAGATACAACTACTGAATATTGCGGGACACATTTAAAAGGCACTCCACACGGAGTTTGTGATGTTGAGGAAGATACTAAACCTAAAGGACATAAAATTGAGGTCTGGCTTCAAGATATTCAGGGCATCGTTTATTATATTGATAAATCCTTTAATGTGTATCAACCTGAAGATATTATGAGTGGTACAGTGAATCCAAAAGTGATTGCTAAATATGTTAAAGTTGGAGATGTTTATAGTATTCCAGAATTTAATATGTAATAATCAATTCTTAATGAAAAAAATATTTTATTAAGAATTACAAATTTCTATTTATTTTTTATTTTTAATTGTTAATCGCTATATTTAATTAAGCTAGTTCATCAATCGTCATCTTTTTACTATTTAACATCATATACATTTCATTTGATTGGGACTGAACAAATTCCATAACACATTTATTATCGTATAATTCTTGATTAAGTTCATCACAACGTTCTGCTTTTATGTTTAAGAGTTCTTCCAATTCTATATTGGATTTTTGCAGTAATTCGCATTCTTGTTCAATTATATTGATTTTTTCATTTAGTTTATCTTCAGCCCATTTTTTCTCTCTTTTGGCTTCATCGACTTGGATTTTTAATTCAATATTGAATAAATGGTGTTGTGTGTTAGTATGCTCTGATTCCATTAATTGGCGTTCTAATTTTTCTTGACTTGTTCGCATATAATGCATTTGGGCCGACATTGATTTGACCAAATTTTCCAACTCGGTGATTCTTTCTTTGTCAGGTAATCCAGTGTCTATGGTTGTAATTTCTTCGTATTCTGGAAATTGTGTTTTATAAATATTAATAAACCAATATCTTCCTCTGTATTGATCGAACACGAATTTTGTTGTACCATCTTTAGAGACAGACATTTGGTCCAACAATTGTCTAACAAGTGCATTCATACTCCAATGTTCAAATATTACTACTGCTCCGTTATATTCTCGTCCATTCATATCCATTTTTTTTATAAATCTCACATCGCGCACTTTACCTATATTATTTGAAGCAAATGCCTCAACAATAAAATCTTTGGTGTGGTGTTGCTCGGCTCTTTTAATATATAACATAAGATTATTGGTGGAATTCATTTTGATGAGTTTATAAATAAAGATGTAACTAACAAAGATGGAAAAAAGCAATTCAATTTTTTTTCAAAGGTTGAAGCAACCTTTGCGAGATGTTATTACAGAAAAAAAGATTTAAATTAAAATATTACAGACTTTAACTCCATCTAGAATTAAAATCATCCAACAAATCACCTCGTTCCACAAATTTATGAATATTTTCAGGACGATAATAGTAAGCAATCAATTCATCTTTAATTCCAGTAGTTTCCATATGCTCTTTTATTTTGTCATAATCATAAGTGAATATGG